TGCCCCTTCTTGCCCGCCATCGCCCACCTCAAGATGTCCACTATCGTTGGTGCACATCTAGCAGACACTCCATAACACCGTCAGAGCGGGACAACCGGACACTTACGGACGGGCGCACCGTCTGGCGGCAATACCCCGCCGAGGCTCTAGACGAAACCGACACCCGTGAGCTGGGCAACGGCGGCTATGTGGTGGCGGGAGTGGAGTTCGCCGCCAACGGCACGCGCCGCGCCTATCACTTCCGCCCGCAACGCCCGACCGATCTTTTCCCGACCGCGCAAGAGGCCGTGCGCGTTCCCGCCGAAGACGTGATCCACGTTTTCCGCCAGCTCGGCCCGGGCCAAGTGCGCGGCATTTCCCAGCTTGCCCCGGTCCTGCTGACCGTGAGTGAGCTGGACCAAGCCCTAGACGCCATGCTGGTGGGGCTGAAAATCTCTTCCATGTTCGCGGGCTTCGTCACCGACACCACGAACATGGGCGGCGCAGGCGAAGCCTTCCCTGAAGCCGATGGTGGCGACATTTCCCTTGAACCCGGTGTGGTCCGCGTCCTGCCGGGTGGCACTGACATAAAGTTCGCCGCGCCCGAGCAAGCCAAGGAATCCATCGCCTTCGCCAAGCTCACACTGGGCCAGATTGCCGCCGGGCTGGGCGTGCCCCAGCACCTTGTAGACGGCGACCTGAGCCAAGCCAACTATTCCAGCCTGCGGGCCGGGCTGCTGCCGTTCCGGGTCAAGGTGGAGCAATACGTCTACCACACGCTTGTCCCGCAATTCCTGAATCCGATCTTTCAACGCTTCGTCACCGACGAATACGTGGCCGGGCGTCTGGACGTGGCCGACCTTGCCGCCGCGCGCAAAGCCGAATGGCTGCCGCCGCGCCCGATGCAGGTAGACCCTCAGAAGGACATGGAAGCGGCCCGCGCTGCCCTCGAAATGGGGCTGACCAGCCGCCGCCAAGCCGTTGCGCAACTCGGCTGGAACGTGGCCGAGCTGGACCGCGAAATTGCCGATGACCGCGCCCGCGAAGCCGAGCTTGGCCTGTCCTTCAGCGTGAAGGGGGCCACCGAATGAACGACGAAACGTGGAAAAAGCTGGTCAAGGAGTCCGGTGCGCGCACCGACCGCTACGGCCCCAAACTGACCATGAATATCGACCGCGCCAGCGTCGCGCGTTGCCCTGACACGGGCAAGCCGGTTGAGCGCGGCACCGACACCTTCAAGCGCATGGAGGCCCGCTTTGCCCCTCGATAACACCCTGACGCGGGCCGCCATGACCCGCCCGAACAGCTATGACCCGGAGACGCGGCGCGTCTCGGCAGTAATCGCCACGCCGTCGCCTGTCGCACGCCGCGACGCCCGGGGGCCGTTTCAGGAAGTCCTGACCGCCGCCACGCTGGACCTGTCCATTGCCGGGTTGCCCGTCCTGGACTCGCACAACACCGCGTCCGTCCGTCACCAGATTGGCCGCGTCCACGCCGTCACCATCGAAGGCGACAACGTGGTGGCCGAAATCGAAATCACGTCCGCCGATGACGCCGCGCCGATCCGGCAGCGGGTGGAAGACGGCACCGTGAGCGGAGTCAGCATTGGCTACCGCGTCGCGGGATGGACCGAACGAAATACGCCGCAAGGCCGGGTGAAGAGCCCGACCCGGTGGCGTCTCACTGAGGTGACTCTCACCTCGAACCCCGCCGACCCTTCGGCACGACTTCGGCAGATGGAGGAACATATGCCCGAAACTATCGAAACGTCCGCCGAAGAGGCGGAAGCGCAGCGCCGGAGTGAAATCCGGGTGCTGGTCCGCGAAGCCGGGCTTGGCCCGGAGCTGGCCGACCAGCTCATTGACACCGACGCCGACATGACCGCCGCCAAGGCCGCCGTCTTCGACGCCAATAAAGGCCGCCGCTCGGCACCCGTGGTCCGCGTGCATGGTTCGCAGGAAGACCCGGCCACGATCCGCACCCGGCAAGCCGAGGCGCTGCCCTATCGCATGGGCGGGCTGGAAGAGCTGCCCGAGGCGTCGCGCACCTATGCCGACGTGAGCCTGATGGACATGGCCCGTGAGGCCGTGGAGCGCATGGGCACCAGCACGCGCGGCATGAGCCGGGACGAAGTGCTGCACCGGGCCGCCGCGCACGGCACCAGCGACTTCGCCCTGACCGTGATGGACGCGACCGGCAAGACCGCCATGGCGTCCTACCGGGCCGCCGAGTCCCCGCTGAAAGAGCTTTGCCGCAAGCAGACGCTCCGGGACTTCAAGACCAGCACGGCAATCCGCCTTGGCGAGATGGGTGAGCTGGAAGAGATGGCCGAGAATGGCGAGTTCACCGCCACCAGCCGGGCCGAAGAGGGCGAGTCCATCAACCTCAAGACCTTCGGGCGGCGCATCGACCTGACCCGGAATCTCATCATCAACGATGACTTGAACCTGCTGTCTGACACCGTGCGCGCCTTTGGCGAAGCGGCTGCCCAGACGGAAGCGGCGATCATGGTGGCGATGCTGACCGGCAACCCCGACATGCGCGACGGCACGCCCGTCTTCGACGCCAGCCGGGGCAACATCGGCGGCACCGCCGGGCTGCCGTCCAAGGCGACCTTGACCGAGAACCGCGAAGCCATGCGCCTGCGCACCGGCACCGATGGCAAGACCATCATCGACGCCCCGCCGCGCTATCTGCTGGTCCCCGCCGATCTGGAAACCGAGGCCGAGGAAATCCTTGCCGCGATCCAGCCCGGCACCACGGCGGACGTGAACCCCTTCGCGGGCAAGCTGAAGCTGCTGGTGGAACCGCGCCTGCCGACGGGCACGTGGTATCTCTTCGCGGACCCGGCCCGGCTGGCATGTCTTCGCTACGCCTACTTGAGCGGGGCCGAGGGCGTGCAAGTCCAGCGCCGCGAAAGCTGGGACACGCTGGGGCTGTCCTTCCGGGGCTTCCTCGACTTCGGGGCCGGTTGGCTGGATTGGCGCGGCGCGCAGCGCGTGGCGACTTCCTGATGGCCCTGACGCTCGACCAGCTCACACAAGCCCGTGACGCGCTTCTGACGGCGCGTGCGGGCGGCGTGCGGCGCTTCCGCGACCAGAACGGCGAGGAAGTCGAATACAAGTCCGACGCCCAGATGGCCGCCGCTCTGGCGGCGCTGGATCGGCAGATTGCCGAGCTGGCCGGGCGTCGCACCCCCACCACCCTTCATTTCCGAATCTCGAAAGGACTCTGACATGCGCAACTTCGTGCAACCCGGTGACAACCTGACCGTCACCGCCGTGGCCGCCGCCAGCTCTGGCGATGGCGTGAAGCTCGGCAACCTCTTCGGCATCGCGTCGGGCGACGCCGCCATTGGCGAACCTCTGGTGCTGGTCACGACCGGCGTTTTCGAGCTGCCCAAGGTCAGCACCGACGAATTGGCCGTGGGCGATGCGGTCTACTTCCGCACGTCCGACGGGGCCGTGACCAGCACCGCCAGCGGCAACACCAAGATCGGCGTGGCCGTCTCGGCAGCGGGCAACCCGTCCGCGTCCGTGCGCGTCCGCCTCAACGGCACGTTCTAAACAAGGGGCCGGGTGATGGGACCGCTCGGCCTCTCAAAACGCGGGACTGACCATCCCGCCAGCCCCAGCGCAATGGGCAGTCTCTCCGTCCAGCGCGCTTGTCATGGTAACAACAGATGGAGTCCCTCGAACGCCTGAAGGCCGCGCGCGCCAAGGTTGCGCGCATGGTCATTGCCGATCCTGTCTATGCCCCGATTTTCGAGCGTGTAGAGGCCGAGATTGCCGAGCTTGAGGCAATCGCCGCCAACGACGTAGTGGCCCGGGCACGGGCTGTCGTTCAAAGCGCGACGCGCTGAATCAACTTCTGCAAATCGGCAAGGGAAGCGCCCTTGCCATACCGTTCGCGGTCAAGGGCGTGGCCGAAGAGGTCACGCCTGATCCGCTCATCAATGCCCGCCGCCAACATTCGGTCTTCAAAGCCATGCCGCAACCCATAGAGAGAATGAGCCGGAGTTTCCAAGAGCCCGTTGGCCCGGAGAAACTTGTTCACCGTGGCCGAGAGGCTGGCGGAGCTGCTGCGATACTTGGGGAAGCCGTCGGGGCATTGCGCCATAGCCTTCAGGCTCACGCCGGTCAGGGGGATGACGCGGCGGGCGTTGCGCGTCTTGAGCTGGCGTCCGACCGGCTCAATCGAAATGTGCGGCGTGGCCGCCTGAAGCCTTATCTGGTCGCGCGTGAGGGCCGCCAGTTCGCTGGGCCGCGCCCCGGTGTTGATCATCGCCAGAAGGACGCACCGGGCTTCCTTGTTGAGCCCGTCCAGCGCCCCGGCGGCCAAGAGCTTGTCGCGTATCCAGCTTTCCGAGAATGGTGGCCGTTGCTTTGCCTCACCTTCCTTAAAACTGAGATCGGAGAGGGGCAGCACCAGCCCGAGCCGCTTCATGCGGTTCACGGTCTTCAGCACGTCGCCAAGGTGGATAAGGTCTTTGTTGCCCGAGTTGGGCGTAAGGTCTTCGTTCTGGATGCGCTCAAACCACCACGTGCGGAAGTCCAGCATGTCGTCGCCGGTTATGTCGCCAATGGCCTTGTCGCCTATCACGTCCACGAAGTTGGCAACGGCTTTCTTACGCGGGTTTTCCCAGCGGCGGAGCTGGTCGGGACTCTTGCCCAGCGTCTTATCGGCCACCAAGCCCCAATAGAGTTCGAGCGCCCGCGTCACCGTGATAGGGGGCTCACCGATACCGCCCATGAGCGCAGCGGTTTCGCGCATGTCCAGTTCGCCGTTCTTGCGCTCCGGGACCGCCTCAATCCGGGCAAGCAAGTCTTCCCGGGGCAGTTCGGCCACGCGCGGCGCGGGCAGGTAACGGAAACCCCGGACGGCGGCGAGGTTCTTGGCCGCTTCAAACCGCTTTTCGGCGTCGCTGGTGTCACCGGCAAGCCGGGCTTCCCAGCCTTCCACGATGTGTTGCCACGCCGCGTCCGCCTTTTGCTTGGCGACGGTCAAGGAATCGGTGTGCAGGCTGACCCAGACGCTCTTGCGCTCTTCCACGCCTTGATAGCGGCGCGGGACGCGCTTTCGCAGATGGTAAGTGCTACCCCGTTTCATGATGGTCATGGTCGATCCCCTGCGCATAGCGTGCGCGGCGGATTGTGCGGCGAAATGTGTTGCAAAACAAACGCAATTAGCGGACGCGCCGCGTATGCTCTCGCCTAGGTTCATGTTTTTGCGTGATTAATTGCCGAAATCGCAGTGGATTTTTATGGCGGAGAGACA